TTGACTTGCGGTAAGTTGTATGAGTAACGACTGCCAAACCAATGGCTAAGCACCCTGGCTGGGTCTCTGCTCAGCAACTTGAAGAACTCCTTGGAATCGACCGCAAGACGCTCTTCAAGTACCGCGACGACGGCACCCTGAAGCTGGGTCCACACTACGCCGCATTCCCGGAGACCCGTTCCAGGGATAGCTATTGTTGGAATGTGTCAGCAGTCAGGAAACACCTGCAAAAGCAGGGTATGATGCCGGTAGCCGCTTGACCTGCCTATAGTGATTCTTGCGCATTTTGTGGGCGAGGACTAGGTCAGTAATGTTGAACTCGACATTCTGAAAAGCCATAGCCTCGTACATGGACGAACTGATGGACGGCAAACAGCTCTGCAAATTGCGGGGCTGTTTTTCTTTGAGGCCAAACAAGAAAACCCACTGTGGATGGAGTGGGCGTACAAGTCGCTTTTTACCAGGGACAGAAATGAAAAGATCTGGTCCCCAGTCAAGGTCAGCTAGGTCTTCTGGCTTGATGCCATAAGTGGCAACCATGCCGTAAAGCCAAGCAATGTCTTTTGTTTTTCTACTGGATGCTAAGCGGAAATACTCATCCACAATCCGCTGATCCAGGGGCGGTTGGTGGGTCATGTGTTATATGAGCTAAGTACCCGTACCATATCGAATGGTGGGACTAGCTCGCAAGGGACAAGGAAAACCTTAATAAGTCTCGTGAGACTTAATTCAAGTATACCTGAATTGTCATGGTTTGTAAGGTTGTCCGTTCTTATCAAACATTGTGAAACCTTGCATGACAATGAATTGAGTAGGCACATTAAACAGTTTTTGCATCATTGGCATCATCATTGGTGATTGACAGTTATAAGGTGGTACATCCATCTGAGACAGTGAAAACCGATTCAGATTAACTGCGTCCATATCTTTTTGCTCGCTTTCTGTTTGGTCAACAAGTTTTTGTTCCCATGCAGCCATGCTTCCAATGCCGACAGGAAAATCGGAGGGCTCTGGCGGAAATGTATTGTCAGCAAACTTAAGAGCGTAAATGTGTTTGCAATAGCGCAGCTCATCAAGCAGCGGTTCCCAGTTATCAGTTAAAGATGTGACAGTGCCTTGCTCGCTTTTGTAGTCTTCATAAGAAGGCATGCCATCTGCTGTTGTTCCTGGTATAGCGGGCGTTCCAGTTTTCCTTGTATAGGTTGCACCAAAATCTCTGTAAACACCAGGGTTATCTCGTGTAGCTTGACGATCAACGGTAGATGGAGCGACATCAAAAGGAAGGGTAAAACCACTGGGCGCATAGACCGTCATCTGTCTATTCACAGATGCAACAGTCATAGCACTGTTATTTAATACACCTGCCAGTGTTGTTTCTTCATACCGACCAGGTTTAATAGAAGAAGCCCCACTGCGTGGGTAGAGCTTCTTCATGGGTTTTGTGATGTCACGCATAAAAGCAAAATCACGGTGCGTGAAGTCTTGGCACGAGCAACAAAACCTTGCACCTGTAATGAGATAGCGTCCAACTGTAAAAGGTTGAGGAGCAGGAGAGATATATTCTTTATCCGGTGTGACTTGTACAGAACCGGACTTACGAAGTGTTAATATACCTGTCAGTGGATTTGTAGCAACCAAAACGGCCTGGGTGTAGCCGTATCGTTTTTGTGTTTGTGGGTTGATCGTATCACGATCAATGATTTCACCATCGATATCAATGACACGATCCTCAAGAATCTCACTATTCAAGGGTGTTAAACCATTTGGTACCCCTGGAACAGCAACAAAAAAAGGCGGAGGAAGTGGATTGCCTGCGCTCCAGGAACCTGCGAGCTTTACATACCAATAGTTTGCATCCTCTGTGATTGATTCAATAAACAGTTTTTGGTTTGTGAGCGGGTCCTTTAGTTTGTCGCTACGCATTGAACCGGCATAACGCCAGCCAGCCCAATGCATACCCATCTCTTTGTTCTTGGTCGGGAACCCTACAAAAGTCCCTGATACGGTTGGAGATGGATTGACAACAGAACTTGGCGTACCAGAAGGAACAGGAATCTGGTATTGGAAAGGATAGTTGTAGCCGTTGTCGTAGAAGGTAGCAGTAGCTAATTCATAACCACGACGCCAACGGGACCATGCGGATTCCCTGTTAGCAGAGTAGATGGAATCAGGTACTGAACCTTTGGAAAACTCAGTCGTGATCGGTTTAACCGGCCTCGGGTCAAAGACTTCAGACCGGCTGAAATTACCAAAAGAGCTTCCACTCTTTTTGGCCATGATCAGAAGAATCCGCCTTGAGCAGTAACGTGAGCACCTGGGATGTAACCAGAGCTGTTGGGTCCGTCAGGGAACACACCAACGTAGATGCGGTCGCCTCGTTCCAGGTAGATACCTTTGTTGCGTAGGGGAGCAGTGGAACCTAAACCAGTGGTGTTACCAGCCTGTGCAACGGGAGCAGCAAGTTGCGGCATCAGGTCAGAGCAGTCGACAGTGCCACTGTTAGCTGGAAGAGTTTTGGCGAACAATACGCGGTAATCACCAGAGGCTGGGATAGGTACTGTTGTACCACGGGTTTGATAAAACACAAAAGTTACCTCTGGTTGGTAGCCATAGGCAACACCGTTGTATGAGAAACCACTGGCGGTTCCACCCGAATAAACCAATGCGGTATTAACGCCCGTGAGCGTTGTCGCTCCCGTGTAGGTGTAATAACCGTAACCACTGGCAGGAGCAGTTGCTAAGACCCCAGTGGCAGCAACAAACACAATCTGACCACTGACAAGAGATATAACAGTACCAGAAGTCGACGCATTAACGGTGTAATCTGGGTCACGATAGAAGTCATTACGACTGATAGTAATGGAATCAACAACGCCGCCACTATTGTTATCTTCTTGCAGAGCAGCGTCCATATCCACCAAGATCGATGGAGCTTGTCCGCCTTGCACAAAGAGAGTGTTGGCAGTAGAACTACCAACAGTCTGGGTCGTTACCCGAACCGAATCAAATAACGGCCGGTCAATGAGCATGGGTTGCTTGTTCGAGCTAGTCGAGGACAATGTTCTACTGCGCTTTTATGATTCGTCAATTCTAACGCGGTTTAACCATATGGACTCATGTTAAGCAACATTTGAAATGGATTCATGGCAAGAGGTTGTGCAGGCGTCAAAAGCTGCCCCATCAACTCTTGTTTTAACAGATCGGCAACAGATAAATCTTTTGGTTTGCTGCCCTCCATTGCCGATAAGAAGCCTTGGAGGAAACCGGTAGAAGATGTTTCCTGCCCAGTAGCTGCTCCTTGTGCTTGCTCGCCGGAGAGGGGTTGCCTTCCTTGTTGATAAGTTTTCTGTAATTCAGAATAACTTTTAACGGGTTGACCGTAATAACTCTTGCCTTCTTTCGTAGGAAGTGACGCCCACTCAGGTGCAAGAGCAGCAACAAACTCAGGTGTTAAACCTTGTTTCTGTAAATAAGAAAGGCCGCCAAGACCCATGGTACGTTGGCGTGCAAGATCAAGTGCGGCAATGTCTTGCTCAACAGAACCAAAAGACTCAAGGCCTAATTTTTTTTGTTGTGCTTGCCACGTCCCCGGCATGAATTGATAAGCACCTGCAGCGGCACTTGCATATTTCCCGCCTTTAATAACTTTGTCTGGATGCCGCTTTAAGTCTGGTGCTAATGATCCGCCAAACATGACTCGATATGAGTCTTGACCACCACGTTCTGTTCCTTCTGCAAAACGCAACATACGCAAAAGACCTTGCGCTTCCGGCGTTTGTCTAAACTTTTCGTAAAAGGAACGATCTGCCATGGTGTTATGCTCCTACCCAATTTGAACTTGCTCTAAGACCAGGGATAAAAACAGCTTGTAATGCAACAACAAGACTGAGCTTGGTCGTAAGGCGTTTAACAAAATTAGGGCAAAGAATCATGGGTCTAAAGCAACAACACTGGCCCCCGTGAATCAAAGATTCGTGTCCAGTTGGTTGGGCTTACATGCTGAGCAATGCCAAGGATCAACGCTTGGTGTATTGGTTTAAAAGCTCTTGGAACTTTTCTGGGGGCATGTTTTCAAAACGTGGGTCAGCAAAGTTCATTAACGGTGCACCTTCACCACCAATGAAGTTAGGACTTGCCGGATTTAAAGACTGGTCAATCTGTGACACCAGGGGAGAAGGGCCTAAGGTAGGCTCGCCCATTTGTTGTCCTGGCGCAGATCCCGTCTGATAACCAAAGGTACGTTGCATTAAAGGATTATTGACCCCGACAGCCCCGCCGGGTTGGCCCATTGGAGTGTTACCGTACTTTTGTTGCCAGATCTGCATGCCAATGTCGCGTGCGGCATTCATCTCTTCTTGTGTCTTAGCACCTGCACGTGCCGCTTCGTAACGCTGAAGCTCAGGATCTTGAGCAGTTAACTGAGCAATACGAGATGCTTCAGATTGATATGCACGATCCGCAGCAGCTTGTTGCCCAGGGAACCCTGCACCTGGACGAAAACTCTCTGCTGCAGCCCCCGCACGAAGTTCTGCTTCTTTATAACCTGTGCCGTAATCACGCAAACTTCCAGTAGGTTTAGTATCAGTTCTTCCACCAGAAGTACCACGTCGACCCCCCATACCACCACCACCAGCGTTATAAGGTGCTGCAGGCTGATTTAAAAATCTACCCGCGGCATTTACTGCGCCCGGAATGCCAGGGATCATGCTTGCGCCGCTAAGTACCCATGGAGCAATACGCCCAAGATTAGAAATCAGTTGTGCGCCTTGAAGAGCAGGTCCAATCATTACCGCCAAACCTCATGTAAATAAATGCGTGATCCCACAGCCGTATCGGCAGGGCCAGGTAAAGCCTGGATGAATTCAGCACCAGAGCGTTCGTAACGGTATCTGGCTTGGAACGGATCCTTGTAGTTGGGAACGTAAAGGATGCCGGCTAAACGGTTGGTTTCGTAGAGATAAATCTCATCCCAAACCTTAAGCGCTTCTTTGGCATTACTGGATCTGATCGTACGATCGACATCACCAACAATGTTTTCGATGCGTGTAGAGGGTGAAGTAGCTACTTCAGTCCTCTTTTCAGCAGTGTCGCAACGTCCAATTTGGATAGCAATTTTGTCATAGAAGTATGAATCCGGAACGGTGTTCATGGCTTCTTCAAGTCGGGCATAGTCACCCGCCGGCACGGAAACCGTGAAGTAGCCTAGGTGATACCTGACTCTACTCTTGTCAAAATCGCTGAGCTGCACAGCTTATTTCCGTATGTTCTCAATTATAAATGCAGTGAATTAAACGGCGTATGGATTAGGAAGGCTTGCTATCAACTCCATGGGATTGATTGTTTGAGCGGGTTGCAATAATTGTTGAACAAGTTGACGTTTCATTTTGGTTGCACCGCTTTCTTTTGGTTCACCTGCAAAGCCAGTGCCAAGCAAGTAACCCATTAAAAACTCTTTAGGATCTGTACCAGTGCCAGAGGGATCTTGTACCTTACTGCCGGTAAGATCAGAAGCTTCTCCTAGCGTCTTCATGTGGCCGTAGCCAAGCTCATATTTCCCATCTCCTGTTGTCCAGGAGGCTAAATTACCGTAACCACCTTCATTGGGACGAGGTTTAAATTTGATATCTCCTTCTACAAAAATCTCAGTCCCTTCTGCACCAGCATAATCTCTACCCCGATGATATGTACTAGCACCGGCAATGCCTGTATTCCTGGGACCAAAACCAGAAGTCATTGTAAGGCCGGCTGCTGGATTTAGTTGCAACCCACCTTTTTCATCGGGAATATACTTAGGAACTCGATTAGGGCCGACCCTAACACCTAAAAATTTACTGCGATGAATGCCAGGGTCTTCGTATTGATTGGTCTGAAGGTTTAATACATAGCCATGCAAATGTGGACCGGAAGAAATTCCAGTAGATCCAAGCTGCCCTAGTCGCGTGATCTTTGCCATATCTACATTCTAAAAGTAAAAACCCCTGGTTTCCCAGGGGCATAGTTTGGAGATGAGCAATCAAACCCTGATCAGGTCAGCGGCGATGACGGCCTCCCAATCAACCCGACCGATTTTCTTTAACTGTTCGAGATTGTTAAACCTTTCACCCGATAAGGACATTTGAAGATCTTTAATCTCTCGGGCTGTTTTCAATCCAATACCCTTAATATGATCAGCGATCATTTGAGCGGTAGCTGAATTGATATTCAAACGGTTGTCCGGGGGGAAGGTCCGTGGCTCTTCCTGCGCAGCTTTATCTTTTACCTGAAGCGTTTTTACCGTTTTGGTAGCAGCTTCATCAGGTGTAAGCTCAGTCTTGTATGCGGTATAAAGGCGACCGTCCTGATCTTCGACCATGAACCAATCGCCGTTATCCCATTCGCTTACAATCTTGACTCTTGCACCTGTTTTCTTGTGCTGATAAAGCAGTGCTGCAGTGGTTGACATAAGACCAGTTATTCACTGGTCTTAGTTTAACCTAATCAGCTAACGGTGCGGCCCAGGAGGTAGCCATCAATATCTTCGTAGCCAGGAGCCACATCAGGTTGGATGTAGCAGCACTCAACCACGAGATAGCCGGTGCGGCCACCAGAGGCATCACCACTGGAGATGTAGAAACCACCGGAAGTAGCAGTGCTATTAGCAGTTTCCTTCGCAAACACCTTCAGGGTGGTAGCGGCGGTAGCGGCATAGTTCACGTTACCGGCAGTCACACCAGCAGCACCGGATGCAATCAGGAACGGATTGGTGCTGTAAGCAGCGGAACCAGCGGCGAAGAAGATCTCACCAGCCTGGGTACCAGACACGGTAGAAGCCAGGTTGGCCTGGATCACACCTTCGCCGATACCGGAGGCAGCGGTAGGGCTACCACTGTTGCTACGACCGAAGGAGATCACGTTACCGGTGGCGGCGTACACACCAGAGGCAACACGACCATCACCCCAGCCAGAAGCAACGGAGATGGTGGCGCGGTACACATAAGCAGGCAGGGTGCTGCTACCAGAGATCACCATGCCGGTGATGTCGGGGCGAGTGTCGTCCTGGCGGTAAGGGGAAGGAACGATCACATCGGCTGCAGCCACGGGACCGCTACCGGAAGTTGCGGTAACGGGCACATAACCACGCTGCTGGAAGTAGCGATAGCCAGGGATAGCCAGCACCGAAGTGGGGCCGCCCTTGGAACCATCAACACTACCGCTGTCGTCGGTATCAATGTTCTTGTACCAACCGTTCAGGGGCTCTGCCCAGTTACCTGGGTAGATTTTTTTAGCGGACAAATAGGTCATTTATCTTTTCCTATGTTTGGATTTATGGTTTGTTATCAGACGGTACCGTCATCAGACACGAAGCTGTAGGCGGTGGTCACGAAGTCCTTGTTCAGAATCTCGAAGCCAGCGTACAGTTGCCAGATAAGGATGATGAAACGGCTGAAGTCATCGTTGTTGTTGATGAGCACCTGAGCGTTAGGGCCACCGATACCAACGCCGATCGACTGAGGACCGAAGAAGTAACCTTGGGCTGCTTCTTGAGCGCTGTAGGTAGAACCACCGTTGAAGGAGGCTTGCACAGTCTTGGTCGGGAAGTTGGTCGACTCGAAGAACTTCACGCCTTCAAACTGAACGCCGGTCGGCATCACGGGCTCACCAGCCAGGAAGTAACCCTGACCAGCTTGGGGACCCATGTAGAAGCTGGCGTTGTTAGGCATCATGGGGTTGCCCATGTACATGCCTTGACCAGGGTTGCCGCTATAGCGTGCGATCTCACGGAAGTCGGCATCACGACGCAGGTGCATCATGAAGGTAGGATCGCAGATGCAGCGATACAGACCATCAGCGAAGGTCGGAACGTTACGCTTACGCAGGTCCTTAACAATGGTCAGCAGGTCGGTTTTCACCTGGAACTGCTGCACCTCATTGCCGTACTCAGTGCTGGAGTAGGAGATACGACCAGAGGAATCTTTGGTCTTACCACCAGCGAAGTAGTAACCACCTTGGGTGGTAGAGGCAGCACCGTTAGCTTCTGCTTTGGCGAGTTCATCAATGAACACGCGGTCGCGCCAACGGCGATAGTCGTCGAGCAGCGTCAGGCTACCGATCGACTGGTGGAACATGTTAAGGTTGCCCGAATCCAGAAGCAGGCGCTGGGCCGTGATCAGGGTTTCGCGGGCAATCTTGAAGGTCGAAGGCTGGGTCGGATCACCCGGATCTGCAGGACCAGTGTATTCCTTAAGCACCACCAGGACTTTTTCCTTGGTGATGTTACGGCTGTTAGCAGTACCGATGGTTTGATCGGCAATACGCTCACGGCTGTCCTTCGTACCAGGGGTACCCCAGAACTTGTAGCGGTCTAACTGAACGGTTTGACCAGGCTGACGGGTGAAATCATGAACCACCACAGGCTCCACTGCCATTTCGGCAATGTAAGCAGGGTGAGGACGGTAAAGTTCCGCGCCCAAAATCTTTGGAAAATCGTTCTCCTGGTCTCTAGTTTCTTAGAGGGGTGGACTATCTCTTCATCCCTGTAGGATGCCGGACGCTAAATCTGGTATTACGTAACAAGATCGTGTTACCCCCAGTAGTCTCTGCACCTTCCAATCACGGCTTGATTGGCTTGGCTCAGGATTACCCTCGTCTTTACGTTAGGGCTTCCCTGAATTCATCCGGTTTGCACTCATCGATTGCTCGGTGAGGTGACAACGTTGAGCGTTCAGTTGAGGCGTGCTATGCTTTGGAAACCTGTTTATGAACAACATGACCCCAAAACTTGTTCCAGGATTTGGTAATCTTTACTTAACAGAAGAAGGAAAGGCTTTTGAAAAACAACTTGATCCCGACAACCAAGAATATTTTCGAGAGATTCCTATCAGTTCAACCAGTGTTTATGACCGTATTTCAGTTCTTGTAGATGGAAGAAGAAAACGCTTTCATCTTCACGTCTTGATGGCTGTTGCTTTTTTAGGATTAGATCTGCGTTCTCATGGAACCAGTAACTTTTCCTTACAAGTTGATCACAAAGATAATGACAAGAGAAATAATCGACTTGACAATCTTGAGATCGTTACCAAACAAGA